GGCATTGGATAGCGAAGGGGAAAAGTTATTTGATATTGGCGATAAAAATAAACTTCTAAACAAAGTTGATCGTGAGGTGTTAGTTAGAGTGGCCCAGGAGATTATGGGGCAAGAGCCTATTGAGGAAACAAAAAAGGACTAACAGAGGATGCTAATTTATTTCTGCAATACAGCCTTGCAGAACGACTAGGTAAAACCCTAGATGAACTACAACAAATTAGTGTCCAGGAATACCAGGGCTGGATCGCTTATTTAGAAATCTTGGAAGATAGAAGGAAGCATGGCAAATAAAAAAGTCAAAATTGAGTTAACAGCTGTTAATAAAACAAAGCGTGCATTTAGCAATGTTACTTCTGGTTTAAAAGGAGTAGGCGGTGCTGCAAAAACAGCAAGCAAAGCAGTTGCTGGCGTTGGCCTTGCAGCGGTTGGTGTTGTTGCTGCATTAACTGTATTAACAAAAAAATCTCTTGATTATGTAGATGCAATTGGTAAAACTGCAACCAGGACTGGTATTGCTACAGATTTTATCCAGGCATTTCAACAAGGAGCAATAGAAGCTGGATCATCAATAGAGCAAGCACAAAAAGGCCTGGAAAAATTTTCTAGATCTGTTGGTGATGCTTCCAGGGGATTAAAAACCCAAGCGGATATATTTAGTGATCTAGGGGTTGAGATTAGAGATACCTCTGGAGCTGTTAGAGGTAATACTGAAATATTATTAGAGGTTGCTGATGGGATTGCAGCACTTGGATCAGCAGCAGAAAAATCAACTGCTTTAGCTAATTTATTTGGTAAATCTGGTATGCAGTTTGCTCAGATCTTTGAGGGTGGTGCAGAAGGCCTTAAAAACTTTGTTGAAGAATTTAGACAACTTGGATTTATTATTAGTGAATCTGGAATTAGAACAGCTGAAACATTTAATGATAGAGTTTCACAAATTAAAGCATCTATTTTTGGATTACAAAATCAAATTGTTGTTGGACTAGCTCCAGCATTTCTTAAATTAGCAGACGATCTAAAACAATTTATTATTGAACAAGCAGCAGCTTCTGGTGGTTTTGAACAGTTTGGAAAAGATATTGCTGTAAGTATTATTGGTATTGCTCAGGCAACAGCTTCAGCTTTTGCATCTGTAATTAATTTTATTAATGGACTTGCACAGGTAGATAAAACAGTTATTAATCTGGGTATAAGTTTGCTTAAACTTAGAGGATTTGATGATTTAGAGTTTGTTTCTAAAGATAACATTATTGATATAGATCAATTAAATTCAAAGTTTGAAGAACTGTTGTTAAAAGTAAATGAATCATCACCAGCTATCAAAAAATTTATGGAAGAATTTAGTGGTGGTTTAACAAATCTACAAGATCCATTAGCAGTTTTTGTTACTAATATTGAGAAAGTAAATACTAGCCTTCAAAATGTTGCTGTTCAATCTATGAAAAAATTAGAAGATAGTATTGTTGATGGCCTTAAAACAGGCAAATTGGCATTTGAAGATTTTGCAACTTTTGTGGTTGAGCAGCTTTTAAGAATTGCAATACAGCAAATGATTATTGCTCCTATGACCAGATCTTTTGGAAATTTATTAGGTGTAAAAATACCAAGTGGAGATGGCGGTGGATATACAGGCATGGGTTCCAGGAGTGGCGGAGTAGATGGTAAAGGTGGTTTCCCAGCAATACTACATCCAAATGAAACAGTTATAGATCATACAAAAGGCCAGGGCATTAGTTCTGGAGCAACAGTTAATTTTAATATCTCTACAGTAGATGCTGCTGGGTTCGATCAACTCCTGGCATCAAGAAAAGGTTTAATCACATCAATAATAAATAACGCCATGAACAATCAAGGCAAAATGGGGGTTGTATAAATGTCTGGACAATTTCCAACAAATCCAAATTTTAAAACAATAAATTTTAAAGGCGAAACACCAACGCTAGTAAATCAAACATTGTCTGGCCGCAAACAGGTTAGACAAATTGGAGCACAGTATTTTTCTTTCACAGTGCAAATGCCGCCTATGCAACAAGAAAAGGCCCAGGAAGTATTTGCATTTTTACAAAAACAAAAAGGTTCTTTTGAAGATTTTACGATTGTAGATCCAATAGACAATCTTGGGGCCAGCAAATCTGAAACAGATATTTTAGTTGTTGGTGCACATACAGCTGGAGATAGCACTATTGCCATGGATGGTTTTTCAACAACCACTGGTGCATTAAAGGCTGGCGATAAAATTAAATTTGCTAATCACACTAAGGTTTACATGGTAACAGACGATGCTAATGCTTCTGGTGGTGCTGCAACCATAAGCATATCGCCTAATTTAGTGGCCGCACTTGCAGACAATGAAGCCGTTACTGTTAACAAGCCTAGTTACACTGTTTATCTTGCCAGCAATGAAATTATGTATGTTACAGATGCCAGTGGCTTTTACAGTATTACATTTGATGTGCGAGAGGTCATTACCTAATGCCAAGAAGTTTATCCACAGCTTTACAAAACCAGGTATCAGCAACTGCAACCAAAACAGCTTTTCTAGTTGAGTTGAATTTATCTTCAACCATAAGACTGACTAATTGGTACACAAATGTTACTTATGATTCTAATGCCTATGAAGCTGGCGGATCTTTTCTTACAGTCGATTCAACAACTGAAACAGGCCAACTGCAAGTAAATGAAATTAACATTGGCTTTTCTAATATTACAGATCAAGTTAGATCCTTAGTGCAAAGCGGAGCATTTACAGATAAAACAGTTGAAGTTTATGTGGCTTACTTTGATTCCAATGAATCTATTGTTGGTGCAATTAATTTTTTTACAGGTCAAATTAGAAATGTATCAATACAAGAAGATATGGGTAACTCTATTTTAAATATGACAGTTGCATCACATTGGTCTAACTGGAATTTAACTAAAGGCAGGCATTACTCAGATGAATCTCAGCAATCTTTTAGTTCTGGTGATAGAGGCATGGAATTTGCAGGCCAGGTCAAAGAAGATGTTAGGTGGGGAATGTAATGGGTTTCTGGTCAGCAGTTGCAACATTTTTTACAAAAATTGGAGAAGCATGGGCTGCTGCTGATACATTACAAAAAATACAATATGTTTTAACAGCAGCAACTTTAGTTGTTGGTGTAAAAGGTTTTATGCAAGCCAGAAATATGCTTGCCAAAGGCCAGGACATACTTGCTAACAAAACTTCTATGGGCGGAAAAATACCAGTTATCTATGGAACAAGAAGGGTTGGTGCACAAATTATTTACATGGATGTGAATGCAAATGATTCCAGAGATATGTATGTTGTTTATGCCTTATCAGTTGGCGAGTGCGATGAAATTATAGGTAGAACTATCGAATTGGATGGCAACCCATTATCGGATGCTGCAAGATTTAGAAATGGTGGCTATATTGGCTCAGATAAAATATCTTCTGGTTCTGGATCGCTAAATACAGTTTCACAAAACGGAACAAATAGCCTAAATCTTACTGCTGGAACTTTTGGAACAGATCCAACAGCAAAATATAGATATGTTATGAATTTACATCATGGGGCTGCATCGCAAACAGCAGATCCTATGCTGGTTGCATCAATGTCTAACTGGACAACAGCACATAGGCTTGATGGTATCTGTTACATAGTAGCCCATTACGGCTATGACAAAGAGGGAATGTGGCGTGGAGTGCCACAGCTAACAGTGCAAGTTAGAGGTAAAAAAGTTTTTGATCCCAGGGATAACACTCAAACATTTGGCACTGTTTCTACTTACAAACATTCAGACAATCCAGCTTTATGTTTTCTTGATTACATTACAAACGATGACTATGGAAAGGGCCTAACAGCTAGCCAGATAAATATGTCAACTTTTACAGCAGCTGCAAATGTTTGTGATACGCAAGTAGATCAACCATATTTTAATGGATCACAAGTTGCCACTACCTTTACCGCATCTTCTGGCAATGATTTTCTTGCCATTGATGGTACTTTTGCTAACAGTAATTGGTTTCAAAACAAAATAGGCGAAGTTTTAAGCCTATATGATTCAGACGGAAATGGAATTATTACTGAAGCTGAAATTAAAGAAGTGCACAGAGATCAATTTTTTGGTAATAGTGCACAATATTTGGTTTATATAAATGATTTGTTTACTCAATCATATACAGCCGAAGAGGGTACATCTTTAGCAAAGGTTAAAAGATTTCATTGCAATGGTTATATAGATGCTAACAAAAATGTTATGGACAACGCCAAAGAACTCCTGGCAAATATGCGAGGCATATTCTTATACATAGATGGCAAATATGAATTATCTATAGAAGATACAGGCTCATCAACTTTTAGTATTACTGATAATCACATTATTGCTGAATCTGGTATATCTGTTGATTATGGCAATAAAGACAAAAAGGCCAACAAAGTTATAGTTGAATTTTTTAATGCTAATAAAAAATATGAATTAGACACAGCAACAGTTTTGCATGATGCTTCACCAAACTATACCTCAGATGATGGTGGAGAAGTCTTAGAGATTAAAGCAGAATTTCCTTTTGTTTCTGATCCATATATTGCCTATAACATGGCCAAGGCAATTTTAACTAGGAGCAGAAATCAAACAACAATACAGTTTCTGGGTACTCCAGAAATGTATAAATTAAATGTTGGAGACATCGTAAATCTAACTTACGCTGGCCTGGGTTTCAATGGTAAAGTTTGTAGGGTTGAGGCCTTAGAATTACAATCAAACGGATTAGTTGCTGTTAGCTTAATTGAGTACTTTGATGTTTATACCTGGGAAGTTCCGCCACAGGAAGCAGTAGAAGATCTTGCAAATTTACCCTCAGCGTTTGCTGTTAAGGCTCCTACTGGTTTAGCTTTTACAGACAGCGGATCTAGTTCAACCGCCAGGCCTTTTTTATCCTGGACAGAGCCAACAGATTTTCCAGATCATACTTTTAGGGTAAATATTGTTGATAGTTCTGGAAATCAACTAACCAATAAAATAGTAGATGTTAATAATGCAGATCTTAATTATTTACCTAAAGGCAATAACTATGTTGCTAGTGTAAGTTCAATAAATACTTTGGGCGTTGAATCTGATGCGGCAACCCTTACATTCAGCATAACCACAGAGCCAGTTAATACAGCTGACATAAAAGATGATGCGGTTACCTTGTCAAAGGCTGGCTCAGATCTAGTTGCTGCAATTAATGCTGGTGGGGCAAGTTCAACAGAATTAATTAAAGCAACCTCAGCACCAAGCACCAGGGTAAATGGCGATGCGTTACAGGCCCAGGATTTATGGGCAGATACAGACGATAACAACCAGATCTATGTAAGAAATGCAGCAAACAATGACTGGGAAAAGGCCAGAGATTCTTCTTTAGTTACATTATATAATTCACTCAGTTCAACTGTTACAACGCAAGGAACAAATTTAGCGGCAGCACAAAGCAACATAGTTACCTTAACAACAGATACTACGGCCAATGCAACTGCCATCACAACCTTAAATGCTACAACTGGAACAAACGCAGCAGCAATAACTACTGAGCAAACAACAAGATCCAATGCAGATACGGCTTTGGCAGCTGATATAACCTCATTAACATCTACAGTTAATGGTGTTTCTTCCTCGGTAACCACAAACGCTACGGCCATAACAGATATAAACGGCAATGCCTCTGCTGGTTTTGTGCTAAAAACTAACGCAGCTGGTAAGGTTGCACAAATGGTCTTAGGATCTAACGCATCTTCTGGCTCTGGGGCAACAAGCATTGTTTCTTTTCTTGCTGATACTTTTCAAATTGATAATGGTTCTGGATCTAGCGTAAGCCCATTTTTAGTTAGTGGCGGATCTGTGTTTATAGACAACGCCAGGATTAATAATCTATCTGGAACTAAGATTGATGTTGATACTTTGGCTGTTAAATATTTTGCCAATGTAACAAGTAAAATTTATAACCATGACAATACAGCGGTTCCTTTAACCAGATTTGGCAACACTTATACTACAACCGCTAATAGTGGGGGATCTGGCGTATCAACCCATGTTCCTACAACAGTAACAAATTGCAGATCTGGCGGATCTTTTGTTGCTTTTTTAACTGGCATTTTAGGCGATGTGCAAAATGCTGAAGTTGAATTTTCAGTAAACGGCGGTAGCAGCTATTCTACTTGTGCTAATGGCGTTCAGTTTACTATTAATGCAGGAACTTTTAGGCCTTATACATTGATTTATAGTGATACGCTTTCATTTTCAAGTGGCAATCAAACAGCAATATTTAGAGTTAGATTTAATGGCAAGGCTAACTACACACAATTAGGGCTAACAGTCTTAGTAGACAACACAAACTAAAAATATATATGCGTAAACCAATTAATAAAAGTAAAATTTATAAACAACAAAAGGGTGGCTAATGGCTCAACATGATTACGACTTAATAAATCAATCTGGTGCAAATTTCAGAACTGATTTAAACAATGCACTTGATGCAATTGTGTCTAATAACTCTGGAGCCGCAGAGCCAGCAACTATGTTTGCTTATGAATTGTGGGTAGATACTAGCAACTCAGTTATGAAGATCCGCAACAGCGGAAACGATGCCTGGATAACTTTGCCCTGGAGTATTACAGCTGATAACACAGTTGATATAAATGGCGGAACAATTAATGGCATAAGCAGTTTATCTTTTAGCAGTGGATCCACAGTTGCATCTATTTTAGATGAGGATAATTTAAGTTCAGATAGTGCAACAGCTTTAGCAACTCAACAATCAATCAAGGCTTATGTTGATAGCCAGGTTACGGCCCAGGATTTAGATTTCCAGGCCGATAGTGGTGGGGTGCTTTCAATTGATTTAGATAGTGAAACCTTTACCTTAAATGGTGGCACTGGCATAACCACAGTTGGAGCAGAAAACACTGTTAGTTTTTCTATTGATTCTACAGTTGCAACATTAACTGGATCTCAGACACTTACAAACAAAACCATAGATTTAGATAACAATACTTTATCTAACATTGAAACTGACAATTTAAAATCTGGTGTCCTGGACACAGATTTAACTTCAGTCTCTACATCCGATGATACTCTGGCCTCAGCAAAAGCAATTAAGACCTATGTTGATGCGGCCATAACAGCTGAAGATCTTGATATAAGTGATGGATCTAATTCTGGATCTATAGATCTTGATTCAGAAACTTTAGGCTTACTCGGTGGCACTGGTGTTACCTCTGCTTTATCTGGTAACAATATTACATTTTCTATTGGCCAATCAGTTGGCACTTCAGACAATGTGCAATTTGGAACAGTAACAGCTAACTTAACTGGCCAGGCAAGTGATATATCTAATCACTCAACAACAGATTTAAGCGAAGGATCTAATTTATATTTTACTAACGAAAGAACAGACGATAGAGTTTCTGCATTAATACAAAATGGAACAGGTATAACTTGGACTTATGATGATGCCTCTGGAACATTAACTGGCGTTGTATCTTTATCGCCGTTTAACACATCGCAGCTTACAGAATCTGGCAATTTATATTACACAAATGCCAGAGCAAGGGCCGCAATATCAGAAAATTCTGCTCAACTTTCTTATAATTCTTCTACTGGTGTTTTAACTTATACGCAGGGAAATTCAGACACAGTAGCAGAAGGCTCTACTAATTTATTTTATACAGATGCCAGAGTAGCAACTAAGATTGATTCTTATGTTGATAAATCATTTGTAGATGCACTTAATGTTGTAGCCGCATCAACCACTGGTAATGCTGCTACGGCCACGGCCTTAGCAACAGCCAGGACATTTGAAATCACAGGTGATGCTACAGCTTCAGCACAAAACTTTGATGGATCTGGCAATGTAACTT